AGTACACCCTGAGCGACTGCGACATCAACCTGCCCTGATGGTCGTAGGGGAGAACAGCGCCCCGGAGTCCGAGAGCGGTTGACATGGTGGTGCTCGACGAGACCTTGGCCGCGTACGAGGCGGACCACCGGCTCCACCACCAGGTCCTGCGCGACGCGTTTCTGATGCGCAACCCTGCGGCGCAGCTGCCGGTGTTCGTGAACTACGGGGTGGTCCACGACGAGATCCATGCGACCCTGCACGACGAGCACAACGACCTGGGGCTGACCCCGACGCTCCCGACGGCCATTGGCGGATCTGAGCACGTCGAGCACCACGAGATCCTGGCAGCCGCCCACAACGTGCGGGAGGTTACCCCGGACATTCCCCAGACGGCGCTGCGCGGGTGGTGGAAGGCCGACGCGATCACCGGGGTGGCGTCGGGGGCGGCGCTGACGTCGTGGCCGAGCTCGGTCGACGGCGGGGTTCCGTTGACGGCGACTACGGGCCCGTTGTACGTGTCGGAGGGGGCGGTACTGTCCAACACCCGCCCTGCGGTGCAGTTCACCGGCGCGGTCAACATGGTCTCGACCACCGATAACAACACCGCCTCCACCAAGTTCATCGTGCTCCGCCCTGGGTCGTTCGGTGGTGGGTCTTCGTTCTACGCCGGGTCCGGTGGCAACGGCTACGAGCTGGGCCTGGGCCCCGGTGGGAAGTTCGACGTGTTCGTGGGAAACACCATCGTGGCTCGCACGGGGACCGCTGAGGGGACCCCGATCCCGATCAACACCTGGCACGTCCTGGCGGTGCGGGGCAACGGGTCCAACTCGACGACCACCTACATCGACGGGGTGCAGGACGGGCCGACGTCGACCGCCGGCCACAGTCCGGCCTCCACCGGGACCATCGTGGGGTCGTCGAACGGGGGCGGGTACTTCAACGGCTGGATCTCGGAGGTCATCGACTACAGCGTCGCGCTGAGCGACCTCGAGATGGGCGAGGTGACCGACTACCTGCTGACCAAGTACGCGATCGGCGAGGTGGGTGCGCCGGACCTGACAGGGGTGTTCCGCAACTTTGACTGGGACACCTCGGAGAACCAGGCGTTCACGCACTCGGCGTCGGACTACCAGGTCGGCGCCGCTCACCAGCACGCGTGGCTGACCACCCCCACCCGATTGGGCACCGGCCACTCGGAGCGCTTCGAGTGCCACGGTCAGGCCACCGACATCGCCGGTGGGAACTCGTACCGGGCGATGATGGACGTCGTCGACACCAACGAGGGCGGCGACACGGTGGGAGCGGTGATCGGCTATCCCGAGGTCTACTATGCCCTGTCGACGTTCTGGCCGACGGTGGCCGGGACCCCGTCGCAGGCGACGATCACCCCGGGCTACTCCCAGGTCGGGATCCCGTTCGAGTCCATCATGGAGATCCACGAGCGGGGGAACGTCAACGGTGGCACGGTCGGGATCAACAACCTCAACCAGGTGACCAACCACCACATCGGGCTCCGCAACGGCCAGTTGCAGTACCGCGGCTGCAACGGGACCTGGACGTGGAACGGGAGCGGTTGGACGCAGCCGGCGTGGAACACGGGCACCCCGGGGACGACGGGGAAGAACGACCAGATCCCGGTGCCGATCGTGAAGCCGGGTGTGACGGACGCGGCGATGCCGTCGGACACCTGGGTCGACATCATCATCCACATCCTCTTCCGCAAGGACTTGACGGGGCTGGTCGAGGTGTGGGCCCGGCAGGCGGGGCAGGAGTTCACCACCCTGCCGGGGGTCACGATCAACGGCCCGACACACAAGGTCGCGGTCGGCTCCGACGGAGTCACCCGCTCGTCGGCCGACTACGAGGCGGCGAACCTGGTCACCGGGTGCTACTTCCACTGCGGTCTCTACCCGGCCGGGACGGTCTGGGCCGACGGGACCAACGGGGCGCATGTGCAGATCATCGACGAGCTGCGGCGTTACGGAACGCTGGCCGAAGCCAAAGCCAACTGGGAGTAGACAATGAAGTCTTTGAGGCACGTCGGCCTTTCGACCGTGACGTCGATCGGCTGATCCATGGCTGACCCCACGACAGTCGCAGGGCTACGAGGGCGGTGGCGCGCGTCGACCATCGACTCGCCCCCGGTTGACGGGGGTGCCCTGCAGACCTGGACCGACACCTCGGCCTCCGGTGCGCACGCGGTCCAGGCCACGGTCGGTTTCCGTCCGGTCTACCGGACCTCGGGCGCCGCCCTGCCCAACGGCAAGCCGATCGTGGAGTTCACCTCGGCCAGCTCGCAGCGGGTGGTGGCCACGCTGCCCCAGAACACGGCGGTCACCCGGTTCCTGGTGATCCGGCTCAAGACGCTGTCGGCCAACCAGTCGGTGACCTCGTCGCCGCTGCAGCAGATCGTCACCACCGCAGGTAAGTACTCCACCGGTGTGCAGAACGTGGCGTTCCTGGTCAACGCCACCGGTGCCGCGGTGCTGGCCGTCGACACCTGGTACATCCTCACCGTCACCGACAACGGGTCGAACTCCGACACCACGTTCGTCAACGGGGCCCAGGACGGCACGTCGGCGACCGCTCACACGAACACCGGGACCGCGCTCACTATCGGAGCGAAGACCGACGGCGGCGAGTCACTCAACGGCTACGTCGCGGAGGTCCTGGACTACAGCTCGGTCCTCTCGGCCGCTGACCGGGCCACGGTCCACACGTACCTGTCCGACGAGTACGGCATAGCGGTCGCGGACTATGTCGACCCCGCTGCGATCAGCCTGCGCGCGGTCGGTGCTCACACGGCGGCCGCAGCCGCGGTTAGCCCGCTGGTCCCGACGACGCCAGCGGGGCTGACTGCGGACGACATCTCGATCCTCACCGTGCAGGGCAAGCGTTCGGTGGCGGCCACCGCCCCGACGGTCAGCACCCCGGTCGGGTGGACCCTGCTCGACATCACCCACGCTCCAGGGGTGGTGGCCGGGGTGGACACGGGGTCGAACACGGTGGCCACGTTCTACCGGGTCGGGACCTACACCGACCCGTCGATCACGACGACCGGGTTCAACTCGGTGGGCGCGGTGATCGTGGCCTACACCCCGGGCACCGGCAAGACCTGGGTCAACCCCGTATCGACTTCGGGGTCGGACACCACATCGGGTGCGAACGGGGCGATCACGGCGGACGCGGGGCTCGACGTCCAGCCCTACGACCTGGTGCTCGTGGCGGCCGGCCTGTCCGGTGATGCGGGCACGGTGACCGCGCCGACCATCGGCGGGATGACCGGGGCGACCACCCTCCCGACCGTGACCCAGGTCAACTTCGCGGTCACCACTGGCAACGATGTCCGCACCCTGATCGCTGACGAGAAGGTCAGCGCGGGCACCTCCAGTGTCGCGCCGACGTTCGCTTACACCAACGCCTCGTCGCTCACGTCGCACGCCCAGTTCGTCCGGCTCCGCGCGGTCGCACAGTCGACCAGCGCATCAGGCACCGGAGAGATCAGTCAGACCTCAGCGCTCACCTCGACCGGCGAGAAGGGTGCGCAGGCGACGGGAGAGATCAGCCAGTCCTCGACCGTCGAATCGAATGGCACCAAGGCCGCGATCGCCACCGGGACGATCAGCCAGAGTTCGACGGTCACCTCGACGGGCGCGAAGTCGACCACGGGTACGGGTGCGATCAGCCAGACGTCGGCGGTCGTCTCGACGGGTCTCAAGGGGGCCTCGGGCACCGGGTCGGTCTCCCAGACAGACGATTTGACGTCGGTCGGCCTCAAAGGTGGCCTGGGGACCACGACGGTCAGCCAGACGCACAACCTCACGTCGACCGGCTACCAGATCCGGTCCGGCACTGGGACGCTGTCCCAGACGCACGCCACGTCGTCGGAGGGCACCAAGACGGGCGCCGGGACCACGACCCTCGCCCAGACGTCTACCGTCGCTTCGGCGGGGGCCAAGGGCTCTTCCGGGTCCGGCTCGGTGTCGCAGTCTTCGGCGCTGACGTCGACCGGGTTCGGGACCGACATCGGCGACATCTTCCTCCCCGAGTACGACCAGACCGAAGAGGTCGGCGGGTCTGGCCTGATCACCCAGACGCACGCCATGACCAGCACCGGGTCCAAGGCGGGGCAGGGCACCGGCTCGATCGACCAGGCGCACGCCCTGGTCGTCACCTCGGGGAAGGTCTCCTCCGGGACCGCGCAGGTCGCCCAGAGCAGCGACCTCGCCTCGAGTGGCGCCAAGTTCGGGTCGGGCTCGGGGCAGGTGTCGCAGAGCAACGACGTGTCGTCGACCGGGGCCAAGACTGGCATCGGCACCTCGGTCCTGTCCCAAACCAACGACCTGACCTCGACGGGTAGCAAGGCGGCTGCTGCGACCGGGTCCGTCGACCAGGCCTCGACGGCCACTTCGACCGGGGCCAAGACCGGGCTCGGGTCGGGGTCAATCAGCCAGACCAGCACGCTGACGGCGACCTCGGGCAAGGTGGTCACCGGAACGGCGACCCTCAGCCAGGTCTCCGACGTCACCTCGTCGGGCTCGAAGAGCACGACCGGGACCGGCTCGGTCAGCTCGATGTCCGACCTGACCGGTACCGGTGGCAAGCAGGCATCGGGCAGTGGCTCGATCACCCAGACGCACACTCTGACGTCGTCGGGGCAGCGGGTGCTGGCCAACCAGGGGTTCGGCTCGATCGACCAGACCCACGCCCTGACCTCGAGCGGCGCGAAGACCGCAGCGTCGGGGACGGGGCAGATCAGCCAGAGCCACACCCTGGCCGCGGTGTCCGGGAAGGTGTCAGCGGGCACCGCTACCCTTTCCCAGGCCTCGACCCTGATCACGACCGGCAGCAAGACCGCCGAGGGCAGCGCCACCATCGTCCAGGTGTCGGACCTGACGTCGGCGGGCAGCAAGGTCCAAGCCAACGCTGGCGCGGTGTCTATTGATCAGCCGAGCGATCTGACCGGCTCGGGGTCGAAGAGCGCTGCAGGTCAAGCCGAGTTGGATGTGCCGAGCAACATCCAAGTTTCCGGGCAGAAACTTGGGTTTGGGCTGGGGGCTGTCGAGCAGACCAGCACCTATACCGGTTCGGGTGCTAAGACCGGTGTCGGGTCCGGGACGATCAGTCAGGGGTCGTCGGTCACCGGTGGCGGCGAGACCATCATCGACGCCCGGTCCGGGTCTGGCACCCTCAGCCAGGCGAGCACCCTGTCGGCAGCTGGCGGCAAGACCATCACCGGCTCGGGCAGCATGACAACCTCGGCCGCTACGACCAGCTCGGTCGGGCTCAAGATGGCGGCCGGGGCCGGGTCGGTCGACCAGTCGGTGGCCATCACTGTCGAAGACTTCCGGTCTGGTTTCGGGATCGGCCACATCGACCAGGGTTCGGCGCTGCAGGCGGCGGGCAGTAAGCAGGCGGGCGGGCTCGGGACGGTCGCTCAGACCTCGACACTCTCCAGCTCGGGCGGCAAACTGGTCATCCAGTCGCGCGACATCGACTGCACTTTCACCCTGCTCGGATCGCGCTACACCTTCGACGTGGTGCCGAGCCGTTATCTGTTCGAGATGGAGCCACGATGAGAACGATCCGAGTCAGCCAGGGTTTCACCGACTTCGCCGAGGGGATCCTCACCGAGGTCGACAGTAAGGACCTGACGTTGACTGACAAGCGGATCGCCTTGGTGGCTGCGGGATCTCTCCCGCCGGCGCCGGGAACGGACGGCTGGAAGACACCAGACCGGCTGGAGCGGCTAGCCGACCACCGGTGGAGGCTGAGCCTGTTCGTTGACAGCTCGTACGCGCTGGGTCAGTACTACCTATGGGCGTTGCCGGTTGACAACCCGACGGAGACCCCTGTCCAGGCCAGCAACCACATGATCGTGCTGATCTAAGATCGGCACCGTGAGCAACTACTAAGGAAGAGGGATCATGGCCGTTTCACGCAAGCGGGTCGGAATCGTCAAGAATGACGGGTCCGGTTTCAAGCACAGCGACTTCTCGGTCGCGGCGCTCAACGAGTTACGGGCTGGCCAGGTCCCGGAAGACTTCGGTGGCGACACCCACCACAACCTCCCCGAGTACCTCGGTGAGGGCCAGGCCGCCCAGCACGCCGCGACCCCGTACGACGACGGCGGGTACTGATGGCCGGACGTGTCCTCAGGGACAGCAAGGGACGCTACGCCGGGTCGACGCGCGGCTGGGGCAGGGGGGTGAGCCGCGGCGGCAAGGGCGGTGCGTCCGGTGGCGGGCGGATCAAGAAGAAGGGGTCGGGGGTGATCTACTCCCGGCCCGCTGCGGTGGGGATGGCGATCAAGCGGGGCGTGTCGGTGGGCGGTCCGATCGCCGCGCTGAACCGTCGCAGCCCGTCGGCTCTGGCGACCGCGGCGGCCGTGGCGTCGGTGACCGGTGCGCAGACGTACCGCAAGGCGCGTACCGGGCGGCTGTGAGCTGATGCCCAAGAAGGCCCTGAGCCTGTCCGGGGTCTTCGCTGAGATCGGTTACCGACCCCACGCGGTGCAGAAGCGGATCCATGGCCAGATGGAGCGGTCGCGGTTCCGGGTGGTGTGCGCCGGCCGCCGGACCGGCAAGTCGACCCTCGGTGGGCACGAGCTCGTCCCTCGTGCCCTGGAGGCGTACCTCAACCGTGCGCAGCTGGAGCCGCACGGCAAGCGCGACGAGTTCTGGATCGTCGGGCCGGAGTACTCCGATGCGGAGAAGGAGTTCCGCGTGCTGTGGAACGACCTGGAGAAGCTCGAGGTGCCGCTCGACCGGCCGGGCTCGTACAACGACCCGATCTCGGGCAACATGCACATCAGCCTCTGGGGCGGCCGGTTCCTGGTGCACGCCAAGTCGGCGAAGTACCCGCAGACCCTGGTCGGTGAGGCGCTCAAGGGTGTGATCCTGGCGGAGGCGGCGAAGCTCAAGCCGTCGGTATGGACCAAGTACATCCGCCCGACGCTGGCCGACTACCGGGGGTCGGCGCTGTTCTCCAGCACGCCGGAGGGCAAAAACTGGTTCTACGAGCTGTGGCAGCGGGGCCAGCAGGGCCAGGACGGGTGGTGGTCGATCCGGATGCCCAGCTGGACCAACGACATCCTGTTCCCGGCGGGCCGGTTCGACCCGGAGATCCGGGCCATGGAGTCGGAGATGACCCGCGAGAAGTTCATGCAGGAGATCGGCGCGGACTTCACCGAGAACGTGGGGGCGGTGTTCAAGGACTTCGACGAGGAGATCCACGTCACCCACCTGTTCTACGACCCCAAGCTGCCGCTCTACCTGGCTACCGACTACGGCTTCACCAACCCCAACGTCGTGCTGTTCATCCAGCTGGACATGTGGGACAACGTCTACGTGATCGGGGAGTACTACCAGCGCCGGCGCACGACCCCGGAGATGATCGCCGACATCGACGCCGACCCCCGGCTGGGCCCGCTCACCCGGGTCGCCCTGGCGCTCTACCCGGACCCGGAGGCGCCGGGGGATGCGAACCAGCAGTCGAGCGCCTGGAACGTGCCACTGCGGGGCGGGACGGGCGGTCTGATCCTGGACCGGGTCGACATGATCCGGCGGTGGCTCAAGATCGGGCCGGACTACCTCGAGGAGGGCCACCCGGACCGGGCGCCGCGGCTCTACTTCGACCACAGCTGCACCAACGCGATCCGTGAGATGCAGGACTATCGATACCCTGAGACGAAGTCCGAGCAGAACGACACCGAGAACCCCCTCAAGAAGGACGACCACGTCCCGGAGGCGCTCGGTCGGTTCATGGCCGGGCACTACTCCCAGTCGGTCACCAAGCCAGGCACGGCCACCGTGCGCAAATCCAGGTCCGCTTAGGAGCGCCCATGGTCCTCTACAACACCGCCGCCCCCTTCTTCGGCGCGCCTCCGGACTGGCTCAACGCGACCGACGCGCGGCGGCTGGCGGCGTATGAGTTCTACAAGGCGCTCTACAAGAACGACAACACGACCTACAAGGTCGACCTGCGCGGCGACGAGGAGAACCCGCTCTACGTCCCGGCGGCCAAGCGCATCGTCAAGACCATGGCCCGCTACGTGTGCAAGGGGCTCGGCTTCACTCCGGTGATCGACCCGCTGTTCACGGTGGCCGACGACCAGCAGGCGGCGATGATCACCGCCTACGGCAACCTGTTCAAGCGGGAGGAGTTCTTCGCCAACTTCCGTGACGCGCTGGAGATGGGGATCGCCCAGGGCGACTTCTGCCTGTACGTGTCCGGGGACGTGGCCAAGCCGGAGGGGTCGAGGATCACCCTGCGGTTCATCGACCCGGGCACCTACTTCCCGATGACGGACCCGATGGACGCGCAGCGGGTGGTCGGGCAGCAGATGGTCGAGCGGGTGTTCCTCAACGCGTCGCTGCAGGCCAGGATGCCGGACTCGACGACGGAGTACCTGCGTCGGCAACGGTGGCTCAAGGTCACCTCGCCGTTGCACCCGGGATACGTCGAGCCTCCGGGGGTGCCGAACTACGAGACGCCGATCCAGTACGAGTCGGTGATCATGAACACCCGGGACTGGGAGGATCCGGCCAAGGCCGAGATCGTCCGGGTCGACTTCCCGCTGGCCGAGCTGCCCGGCATCACCCAGCTGCCGATCTACCACTTCGTCAACAAGGGCGAGACCGGTGAGCTGATGGGTGTGAGTGAGCTGGAGGGCTTCGAGCGTCTGGTGATGGGCGTCAACCAGGCGATCACCGACGAGGACGTCGCGCTGGCCATGCAGGGGCTCGGGATGTACGTCACCGACCAGGTCCCGGTGAACGCCGACGGGGAGCGCACGGACTGGGTTCTGGGGCCGCGCCGGGTGGTGGAGGTGTCGGCGAACGGCACGTTCACCCGGGTCGGCGGGGTCGAGAAGATCACGGCCTACCAGGACCACATCGGCTACCTGCAGGACCAGGCCGAGAGCACGGCGGGGATCTCCGATGTGGCGCTGGGCCAGGTCGACACCTCGGTCGCCGACTCCGGGATCGCGCTGGCGCTGCGGTTCGGCCCGCTGCTCGACGAGGCCGAGCGGAAGGACGACCGGGTGATCCCCAAGCTCAACCAGTTCTCCTACGACCTGCGGCAGTGGTTCGCGGTCTACGAGGGAACGCAGTTCCCCGACGGGCTGACCATCGAGTTCGAGGCCGGCGACAAGCTGCCCCAGGACCGTGACAAGTTGCTGGCCACCTACCAGGACCTGTTCGTCAACGGGGTCCTGACGATGCGGCTCTACATCGAGAAGCTCAACGAGCTCGGCTTCAACCTGGGCGACCCGGCCAAGCTGATCGCCGAGCAGGAGGCGGATGCGCAGAAGTCGCTGGAGCGTCAGCAGGCGATGATGGCCGCCGACCCGACCGCGGAGGACGGCAACCGGCTGGACGCCGAGGCGGAGGCACCTGACGACGCGGAGGTCTGACCGTGGACTGGAACCGCTACATCGTCAACAAGCTCTTCATCGCCATCCCCGAGCTCGGCACCAACCAGCCGTTCCTCAAGCGGCTCGTCTCGGAGGGGATCATCCCGGAGGGGATGGTCGACTTCTACCGGGCAGTCGCCGCGCTGCACCCGGGGGTCAAGGCGCCGAAGGGTCAGCCGCTGCTGCGGCGGATCCTGATGATCGCCCCCGAGCTGCTGAGTGTGCGGCTGATGGAGGCGCTCAAGGCGATGCGGCTGGTGTCGACCAAGGACGCCCACATCCTGACGGTGCTGCTCAAGTCGTCGTCGCGGCTGGTGCCGGGCACGTTGTCGAACGAGACCATCTGGTCGCGGATGGCCATGGTCTTCGACGACGTGTTCTCCCCGGAGATGGTGTCCTACATCCGGGCGCTCGACAACGAGGAGATCGCTGCGCTGCGGCAGTTCCTGCTGGCGGGCAGGACCCGGTTGGGGTCGGGGGAGGCGGAGGTGATCCGGACCCTGCTGGCGCAGTCGGTGGCCCGGGCCCAGATCCTGAGGTCGATCATCTCGACCGGCCGGGGGATCCGGGCGAGCCTGGCGCAGTCGCGCGAGCTCGACGACGTGTGGGACGTGATGACGCTGGCGTTCGACAACCTGTTCTCGGAGAAGCTGCTGCGCAACCTGGTGCGGGCGGGGGTGATCTCCCCGGAGCGCTACGCCCTGGCCCGGTCGCTGCAGGAGTTGGGGGCGGGAGTGTGGCGCAAGGCGAACCTGGCGCACACCTACCCGGGCTGGGCGGCCCGGTCGCTACTGCTGTCCGAGGGCATCCTGTCCCCGGAGACGATCAAGGTGCTGCAGGCCCTCAACCTGATCACCCCGGCCCACGCCCGGCTGCTCTACCCGGTGGCGCAGCTGGTCCGCGGGGTGACCCGGACCGCCGGCGCCCAGTGGCGGAAGTCGCAGCGCTACCGGATCGTCCCCGGTGAGAAGCCGATCAAGACGTTCGCCCGGATGACGCAGCAGACCGACAAGGCGATCCTCAAGCTGCTGGCCGACGCCGCGCGTGACGCGTCCAGGGAGGCGGAGCGGCTGGCGTCGGCCAAGGGCTTCGCTAAGCTCACCCGGTCGGCTCAGCAGCGCACGGTGGCGCGCGCGGTGCACACCTCGATGCGGGACATGTTCGAGCACGTGGGCTCGATGATCATCTTCGGGGAGAAGCAGGCGGCGCAGGCGGCGCTCGAGGCGTTCACCTTCCTCAACCAGCCCTACGGGGCGAGCGGGCGCGACCTGCAGCGGATGCTGCGCTACACCGCCCAGTCGGGCATCGACTCCTACATCAGCCGGGAGGAGAACCTGGTGCCGCTGGCGCGCCGGGTCTACCGCAACCAGGCGGTGCTGCGGGGGCAGGTGGACCGGGAGATCGCCAAGGGGCTGATCCGGGGGCTGACGTCGCAGGAGCTGGCGCAGAGCGTGCTGAGGTTCATCGACCCGGGCACGCCGGGCGGGGCGTCGTATGCGGCGATGCGGCTGGCCCGGACCGAGATCAACAACGCGTTCCATTTCACCCAGATCCGCTACACCCGGGAGATGCCGTGGGTGGAGGGGTACAAGTGGAACCTGTCCGGGTCGCACGGCCGGCCCGACGTCTGCAACCAGATGGCCGAGCACTCCGAGGGGCTCGGGCGAGGGGTCTACGGGAAGGGCGGGGTGCCGGGGAAGCCGCACCCGATGTGTCTGTGCTTCATCACCACCGAGACCGTCGACAACGCCACGTTCTACAAGCGCTACCGGTCCGGGGCCTACGACCGCTACACCGACTCGGTCCAGAAGGGCGGGATCTTCGAGGAGGACACCTACACCTCGACCCGCAACGCCGACGTCGCCCGGTCGGCGGCTAAGAGCGTTCTGCTCAACCTGCTGGTCGAGGTCTCACGCATCGCCGGGTCTCAACTCTTACGTTAGGGTTCAGGTACTATTTCCGTGCCAGGAGGTTTTTGTGCAGAGCACCCCGAGGTTGCGCCTCGAACTCCCGACCTGGAGGAACTTCACCGTCTGCGGCGCCAGCGCCGGGGCACCGGAGACTCCGCCAGCCGGACAAGAAAGCGGTAGTGCCGCAGCAGGAAGCGGAACCGGTAGCGCCGGGGCCGATGAGGAGATCAAGGATCCGAAGGCAAAGATCCTGTCTCTGACAGAGGAGAAGGACCGTCACTGGGCTCGCGCGCAGGAGGCGGAGAGGAAGCTGAATGAACGGCTTGCGGCCGACGCTGAGGCAGAACGGAAGGCTCTGAGTGAGGCCGAGAGGACCAAAAAGGACCTCGAGACAGCACAAGGTCAATCCGCGAAGCTGATCGAGACCAATCGCCGGCTTTCTCTCCACAACGCTTTCCTGCTCGAGAACGACGTCATGTGGCACAACCCAGCGCACGCTCTCTCGCTGGCTGATCTCTCC